CTAATATAGAATATACCGACATTCGATGTTTTTATTTAATAAATACTTTGACAATGTTTATTTAAACAAATCTCAAATTAAAAAATAAAATTTAGGGTTGGAGATGTTTAATCACTAACAGATGATGGGTATCAAGATTAGTAAACTTAGAATTAGATTGATAAGTTAATTTACAACTAAATTAGCATTACAACAACTTGGTACTTGAGATGCCCCTAAAATGTATAATCCTGAGTCATTAAATAATGTTTGTGCGTATGGGTAGTTAACATTAACATTATATATCTCACCATTATTGTCACAAACGTATACATTACCACTATCAATAAATATACCATACGGTTGAGGTATGGTTGACGTAATATCGACCTCAACCTCAAGGAGACCTGACGAATAAAAATATTGGGATAGATATATAAAACCTGCAGTAGATTGATTAGTGACTAATATTTTATTTGTAGTTGTCGGATTATTTGTAGTTGTTAATAAAATATCACCCGAAACAGTCCTACCAGGCTCTAGTGTTCCAATTACAGTTGAAACTGCGGTACTTGTGGTAATATCTAAAACAATTATTTCATTAGGTGATACTGAAGTGTTTGTTGAGATTAACTGAGTGTTGGTAATGGCACCTAAACCAAATCCTAAAGAAACCCCTGAAGGGTATGCGATGGTTCTGTTGAACGTTGCTGACCAAGGACTTAATGTTATATTATATTCTTGAATTGCCCCATCATACATCCATAGTTTAGTTGTTGTATGTGCAATATCAGGCGAATTTATTCCTGAATTAAATAAAAATACGTTAGTATTTGATGATGGGAAATATGCGGATACATTAACACCATCATTAATTATCACAGAACATGTTGGTATTATAGGTAATGGTGTTGGAGTTGGTGTTTTAGTATTTGTCGGTGTTTTAGTATTAGTCGGTGTTATAGTATTTGTCGGTGTTACAGTATTTGTCGGTGTAACAGTATTAGTTGGTGTAACAGTATTAGTTGGTGTTACGGTTGGTGTTTGGGTTCGTGTTACGGTTGGAGTTGAAGTATTAGTTGGTGTAACAGTATTAGTCGGTGTAACAGTATTTGTTGGTGTTGGTGTTTTAGTATTAGTCGGTGTTTCAGTATTTGTAGGTGTAACAGTTGGTGTTTCAGTATTTGTAGGTGTTGGTGTTTTAGTATTAGTCGGTGTAACAGTATTAGTTGGAGTTACAGTATTTGTCGGTGTTACAGTATTTGTCGGTGTAACAGTATTAGTTGGTGTAACAGTATTAGTTGGTGTTACGGTTGGTGTTTGGGTTGGTGTTACGGTTGGTGTTGGTGTGTTAGTTGGAATTAATGAACAAAGTGAGAATCCACCAGTTTGATTTCCTGTTGAAAGTAATTGAACAACTTGTCCCGAAATTGAATAATATCCTGTCATGTTAATTGTAACTGAACCCAATAAAGAATCATAAAAGAGCGTATTTTCATCAAAAGTCGCAAAATCACCATATATTGTTATTGTTGTTATGTTAATACCATTACATGCATCATAAGCGGTTGCACCTGTTGTTACAACAAAAGGAAATCTAGTGTGTGTTGGTGTTGGAGTATTTGTTAGAGTTGCAGTGTTTGTTGGTGTTGGTGTTGAAGTTTCAGTATTTGTCGGTGTTATAGTATTTGTTGGTGTTACAGTATTTGTTGGTGTTACAGTATTAGTTGGTGTTACGGTTGGGGTTTGGGTTGGTGTTACGGTTGGAGTTGAAGTATTACTCGGTGTAACAGTATTAGTAGGTGTAACAGTATTAGTAGTTGTAACAGTATTTGTTTGTGTGACAGTATTTGTTGGTGTAACAGTATTTGTTGGGGTGTTACTTGAAGTTGTCGTTTGTGTTGGTGTTACTGTTGGCGTTTGTGTTGGTGTTTTAGTATTTGTTGGTGTTACAGTTGGTGTTACAGTATTTGTTGGTGTAACAGTTGGGGTTTTAGTTGGTGTTACAGTATTTGTTGGTGTTACAGTTGGTGTTACAGTATTTGTTGGTGTAACAGTTGGGGTTTTAGTTGGTGTTACAGTATTTGTCGGGGTTTTAGTTGTCGTTACAGTATTTGTTGGTGTTTTAGTTGGTGTAGGTGTTTTAGTATTTGTTGTCGTTACATTTGGTGTTTTAGTTGGTGTTGGTGTTACATTTGGTGTTTTAGTTGGTGTTGGTGTTTGTGTTGGTATTATAAACTCTTGAATATTAATATTAACAACACAAGACTCTAATTCGATTGTAATTTCAAATGCACAACCATAAACACAGTCCAGTATTTTAAATATACTACACCCATTATCATCCGTTAATTGTAACATTATTTCAGGGGCAGAATCAAATATTGAAGGAATTGTGATATTATATTCGATTACTGGTGGAACAGTTCCAGAATTAATAGTACCAAGCAAAGTTTGATTATTACCGTACACATCGGATATGTATATGTTAATTGGGTATGTACCTCCTGATATTTCGGTTATTCTTACCTGTCTCATGTTAAACAAATTGTATCATAAACAATAATTAATTTAATAATAATTTCTTGTCCATTTAAACTATCATTAGTTGGGCTAGTTTGAATAGTTATTTGATTATTTAAATCGTCAACTGTAATTACACCAATACCAGGTATTGTATTTAATAAACTAGTAACGGTATCATAATAAAGATTATCACCTGGAACAACATTTAAAGACGTTGTTGTAAAAAAAGTTTCGCTTGTTGTCAACCCTAATGGATTAACTGAAACGTTTATTGTAAATGTCGCTGAAATTAAATTACAACTTGTATTACCAGAGGTTAAATCGTCAAATCCAACATTTAACATTTGTAATAATCCAAATTTAGTTTGTGCCTCAATAATAAATGTTTCAGAACCCATAACATATGTTTGATATGAAACATATGAAGCATCACAAGTAATTTCAGCGGTTCTTGATAACGAACATCCATTATTATCAATTACTGTTAAGTTATATGTCCCCCCTGTTAACCCTTGAGCGGTAATTTGTTGCGGATTATTGGGTACATTATTAGACCAATTAAATATAAATGGTGGAGTTCCTGATGAAATAAATGCGGTTAAAGTACCTTCAGAACCTGTGCCACAAGAAGTACTATATAAACTATAATTAAGTGGTGTACTACTATTAACATAAACTTGAGTTGTTTGAGTACATCCTGTATTATCCGTAACTGTAATTGTATGTTGTCCTGAAGAAACAGCACTAAATGTAATCGCAGATAAAGTACTATTATTTATATTAACTAAACCGTCTAATGAATAATCAAATGGAGTTGCTCCTCCTTGACTTTTAATAACCGAAATATAACCATTTGCATTATTACATGTGGTTCCTGTAGTATTTGTTGAGATTGTAAATGTATCAGTAGCAAATAATGTAACCTCATCTAAGTAAAAACATCCTGAAGCATCTTGGACTGCAACACTATATGTTCCTGAATATAAATTAGAAAATAATTGAGCGGTTTGGGTATTACTAACGTTTAAAACGTTTCCATTTGGAGATATTAAAGTATAAATGTATGGGGAAGACCCTCCATTAACTAAAACGGTAATTGACCCTCCATTACTTGAACATGTTGAGCCTTGTGTATTAATGTTAACCGAGGTTATACCATTTGGTGGCGTTAATGTTGTTCCCGCAACCATAGTACATAAGGCTGCGTCTGTTACTTGGAAGGAATAATTTCCTGAGGATAATCCAGATATTGTAAATGATTTTGGATATTGAATTAATACCTCTCCTGTAGATGCGGAATAATAATATGGCGCGGTTCCTCCTGTAATTTGAATCGTTATTAAACCATCGGAAGAAAAACAAGTTGGAGGTGTTGAGGTAAACGTACCTAATCCAATTGGTGGGACATTCACAATTGTCTCACTTTTTGTCGTAACACACCCATAATAATCTGTAACACTAACAGAATAAATTCCAGCGGTTAATCCGGTGACAGTTGACCCTGTGTTACTTGTATTCCAAAGATATGTGTATGGTGGAGTACCTGTTACTCCCGTAACCATAATTTTACCCATACCAGTTCCTCCACACGATGAATTTGGAACTACATATAATCCATAATCTAAAGTATCCGAATCTTCAATAATAAAAGTTGGAGTTTGTCCTGTACACCCACCCAAGTCAACAGCTTTAATGTAGTAAGTTCCCGCAGTTAAACTTCCAAACACAACTGTTGATTGAGATGTTATCGCCGATTGTGAAAATACTCCATCGCCATGAAAAATATAAAATTCAGTTGAAGAATAATCTGATGTTGATGTTCCAGTTACAAATCCATTATTTTGAGAACATGTTGTTCCCATAACACCGAGAACACTTGCACATACTCCACTTGATATTGGTATGTTAATATAAAATTCATTATTGGTTGGTAGTGAACTATCAATAGCTCTTACCGAATATGTTGTGGCACTTAATCCTGTTTTTATTGCTGGCTCGGTAGTGACAATGTTTGGTGATAAAATAGGGCTTAACCATTGTGCCGTGTATGGTGGTGTACCACCGCTAAAACTCAAACTGATAGACCCTGAGTTCGTATTTGAACAATCTCCAGTGACTGCTATATTATAATTAAAAGTTGACATTAACTACTACACTTTATATTAATATTTATTCCGACGTTTAAAAATACGGTATCTTGCAAATTTTCAGAATTACACCCTAAATTAGTTATTGTTATATTATTACCATTTAAATAATAAGTGTATCCATAATCATATAAAGTTGGTAAATAATATATTAAACTATTTCTCCATTGTAATTCGGTGGGGACATCAGTATATCCATATCCACTATAAAAAGTATTTTGAATTAAAATTTGATTATTAATTCGTAAATCAATATACCATTCTGTTTGAACCGAATTTTGATAACATTGATTAAGTGTTAATCCGTTTTCAGACAACATATTATTAATCCTATTTGAAAGAATACTATTAAAATTAGTCGCAGTTATATCCCCATTAAACCATGGATATATATTAAAATCAACATATTCAGAATTACAGGTATAATTAAAAATATCTGATATTATATAACAGGGGTCAACAGCCACTGGTATAAATTGGCATCCTCTTTGTCTCCTATAAACAAATTTTTGTTTGTGTAATACCGAATTTTCTAATCGAACACCAGTATTCCAAATAGTTGTTGCCGGAATCATCTGTTCTACCAACTTAGTCCAATATGGACCAATACCTGTTACATAGTCAATCAACTTTTGATATGTGTATTTGTTGTTAGGTAACCCAACGGTTTGTTCTGATTCAATGTATTTCCACCATATAGATTGTAGTGTTGGATAACCACCAGTTTTACCATCAGAAATGTACTGTCTATTTCTAGCGTTAATCATATTTTGCCAAAAAGTTTGAGAAAATTCAAAGAATGTTTTTTTCTTAGGTTTTGGGTCAACATAAGTCCAATCAACTCCTCCAGGAACAGGATATCCAATAGTTAAACCTGATTCAGGTATGGGGTAATCATATTTTCTTGATTGGTCCCAAACATCATAAACTAGTCCTTGTGCCGGATTTAAAAACAAATCAATATTCTTAACATTTAATACTAATTTCTCATTATCCACAAAATAATATGCATTATAATCTGCCTGAGTTGATGTTCTGATTTTATCATCATCCGATAACCAAGATTTATTGTTATCAACAATTTTTTGTAGTTTAAATCCTTCATTCATGTATGGAAAATCTCTAAATCGATTCAAATAAGTTTGTCCGTATGTGAATGGTAATAATTGTGTCTGTATACTTAAATTTTGGCCGGTAAATACATTACCAGTTAATACCACATTATCAGGACTTCTATGTTCTGCGGTGGTCTCATACCATCCAGCACCAATTTGAAAAAAATAAGTTTCTGTATTAAGTGGAGCCTTGGGATAACCTTCAAAGTCCATTGGATAATCACTTAAAGTTATATTAGTATCTTGGTATGAAGAATTCGTTGTAAACGCCGTAAATAATTGACCCTTAAAACTATATGTTTGTCCAGTTGCATATGTGGGAGTTTCTAAAACATATGTTCCTCCCGATATTTGAGACCATTGATTATAGAATTGGTCAAGATTTATTTTTTGGTCCGCCAAATAAATATGCTCATTATATTCAATTAATGAATCTGGGGCACCAATTAATCTTAATAAAAATTCTATTGACCTTCGAGTTCCTTTTGATTTAAAAAGATAAGCGGCGTTAAGAATTAAATTTTTATAATAAGTATAATTTAATTCTGTTGGTGTTAAAGCTCTTGCATATCCTGGATACGTTGGTGTTGATGTATTTCCAAAAACAGAACTTAAAAAATCTTCATTTGTGATTGGCGAAAAATTTGATGACCACCCTAAAGTTCTTGATAAATTAACTAATAATTCCGAAGGTATGTCATTTGATGTATTATAGTTAACGGAATTCATGTAAGCTAACCCTTCAATAAATTGTTTTATTTGGTCAAAACTTCTACCGTATATTTGAAATATTTTTTCAACTTTTCTACCTAAAGTATCAAATTCTTTTAATGAGTCTGAAACCAAAAATCTTGAAATTAGATTAGTTTTAAATGAATCTAAATTAATAGCAATTTCTTGAATTTTTGCCAAATAAGAATCAAATAGAAATGAACGAATGTCCAAGTTCCAATTCCCATCTTTTGGCCAAGTAACTTGTTGATAATCCGTATATGTTTGTCCATACTCGTTTTGTTGAGGTACTTGAAATACTGCGGTATATTCAGGTCGTACTAACCTATTAACTAAAAACTTTTCAACCTCATCAAAATTTTCTTGAAATATTTTATCAACAATATAATCATTAGGTCTAATTTGAAATTCTGTTTGCAATGTTGTTGCCGTTGTCCCAAATGGTGACCCTGAAACATAAAATGTTAGTGTTCCTGAAGTTAATGTTGTTGATGGTGTAAACGCCAAAATTTTATAGATGTTATCGTCAATGCTAACACAGTAATCCAAATAAGTTTTATTAAGATTTCTGTAAATAGAAACCTCTAATTCTCTCATCATCAAATTATTTGATGCGTTAATAGAATAATCAACATCAAATGGATTACGTAATCTATCAACATTTACTTTAAAGTAAGTTTCGTCACTTTGAATATCATAAGCAATATCATACGCAGTGTCACCAGTTATAAAATCACCATTAGTATATTGAACATCTAAAGATGCCGGAAAATAATTAATAATTTTTGTTATTGAAACTCTAAACCTTTCAGATAAAGAACCGTACATTGAAAAATTAAGAACCTGACTTATATCATAGTTAGGATATACTCTAAATTGAGTTGCAAGAATTTGTCTACTTTGTTCGAGACTTTCGATATTCATCATATCCAAAGTCATTGACTCTGAAAACGCCCCGACATTAAATGTTCTATTAACTTTTTCTGTTACTCCGGTGGTAAACTCAAAGTTACCTTGCGTAAGACCTCCTCCTTCAACAGTTTGTAGTCCTACAATGTTGTCAGAGAAAGTACCCGCCCCGTTACCTGGCCTTGGTGGATAAAAGTATTTAGTATTTGTTGTATTTACGGCCATTAACTAGTTATGTTTGTAAAGTTTTTACTGAAATCAATATTATTACCTCTACTTTGTCTAACTTCATATAACAACGCATTAAATTGGTCTCTAATTTCATATAAGTTGTATTGTCTATATATGTTATTTTGAGAGTCGTAGATTGTATAAACACCATCATCAATTGATTTGGTTTGATTACCAAAAAGAGCAATTGCAAGAGATGATATGTCATATTCTACCATTTCTATCTCCAAAGTTATTGGATTGAAATACGTATTTGAAATTATAATATTTTGGTTTGGTTGTCCAATAAATGGAGTTGAGTTTGGATTATTAGTTGGAGATGATGATGGTGACAGAGTTAGAAAAATTAAATTGGTATTTCCATCAACATATCGATATCTTATAGTTTTTGCAGTAGTGTTGGTTTGATTTGTAACAACTGGCTCACAGAAGAATGATGAGGTAATGACTCTAAAAAAGTTAGGTATTTTTGAACCATTAGTATTTAAATATTCTACTCTAAAACCAACCAATCCTTGTGAAACAAATTTGTTTTGATATTGTGCAGGTACATTACTAATATCAACAACAATTCCTTTTACATTTGGTAATGCGTTTAATACACCACAATCGGTAATTTTTGTTCTAATTTCTTTTGGTCTTAAATATAAAGTGTAAATTCCAAGAGCATTGAACTGCTCAGCGGGTAAAGTTAAATTATATAATCCCCCTAAAACTTCAACACCAGCATTTCCGCCAGTCTGAGTATTATTGAAATAAGGTTTAAGGATTGTCTGTGCATCAAGTTGTGTTAGAATAAAATTATCTGTAACGTCTCTAGATGGGGTATAATTTAATAAAATTTGGACATCCTCGGGACTTACATCACTTGGTCGTATTGTTCCGTAGCTTCCTATACTCACTTGTTTTCTTTTTTAATTAGTTTATTTTTCTTATTTAATAAATACCTATTAATTATTTTTAACCACCGAAAAAAATCCGTATCCGTAATTAATCATATCTCCTAAATTGTCAACTTCTCCGAGTCTTTGAATTTTTTCATACGCGGAGTTTTTTCCTCTTTCAACAAAAACATTTGTTTGTATTTGTGGTTGGTCAATAACCTTAAGTAAAACCTCTTCTTTGGTTATTGGTTTGTTTGTTAAATTATTATTAGTAAATCCTGAAGATTGTTGAAAAAATATTGTAGTACCATCTAAGTAATCATAATAATCAACAGAATTAATTGTGTATGCCGTGAATGTTGTTGCCGTGTTGGTTATTGCTCCCCATATTTGTCCATTTTTAATTACGGGAACCCCCACTTGAAATTTTAACGGTCCATACATTGATAACTCATTAAGTTTAGATTTTGTTAATCCTGAAACTGTAAATGGAACTGTTGTAAAGTTATTTGATGTTTGAGCAGATACTTCACTAACCGCGTCGCCCGAAAATATGTAATCATAACTGATTGGTGTTTCAAACCAATTACCGCCAGCAGGAATAAAAAACGCCATACCATTTGGATTATTAATAACCACATCTGAATATGGTGTTGTTATTGTTTTGGAAACTTTAGTAATACCCCAAGGATTTGTTTGCTCCAATGTAATTGTGTATTGGGCATTTGCAACAGGATAAGTATGATTTATATAGTTTGGTGTATAAGTTGCAATTGTTTGTGATGGTGTTCCATCACCCCAATTAATTTTATATGACGATAATTCAAGAAATTTTTGAAACTCGCTTGATGTATTATAAACGTTATAAACATATGGATTAGAGGTTGTAGATGAAAATATAAAATTAGCAACAATATCTTTTTGTAATATCGCACCATCAAATGGGCTAAAGTATCCAACATCAATTGCGGTTTGTTTAAATAAAATTGGAATTGTTAACCCAGTTAATAATGAACTTCCTTCATTACCTCCAGTTAAAACTTGAGTCATTCCCGAATAAATCCCAATCGTTTCACCAGAATAATTTGGCCCAACATTGTTACCTTGTAAATTAACAGTAAAAAGGTCTCCCTTAATTGTCTCAGGGGATATAATAATATTATAAAAATCTTCCATTATGGGTTAACATATTCATACCATTTTATGGGTTCTAATGTGCCTGCCCTTTCATTATCATTAATATATATTGTTTGAGATGTATTCATATTGAATATTTGGTAATTATGTTTTTCGTAATTTAATTCAACTCGATAGTAAAAATATTGTGAACCATCAAAAATAAATTTATCACCTGAGATTGATGATTGTGGCATATTTAACATTTTTGTAAAGAAACCATTTTTTGCATCATAAAACTTTGCCGTCATGTAAAATGTACTTATGTCTAAAAATTTTCGTTTTTTTAACCAATAAATAAAAAAACCTTCTTTATCTCCAATATAATCTAAAATAAAATATGGTTTTTTAATTGTTACCGGAGTTACTTGCATAATTGCATCCATCTTTAACCCTTGTTGTGTAGGTATAATAATTGTAATATAATTCGTCTGTCTTTTTTCATCAATATTATCATATAAATCCAATTTAAAAAATGAATTTGTAAAGTTGTTAGTATAATAATATATCTCTTGTGTTGTAAATCCTTCCATCTGATAGTTAGATTTCCAATTTGTTTCATCATTTAATGAACCACCTGAATAAAAATTAAATTCATATTTAATTTCTGTTGGGGCACCAGTTGCTCCTGTTAAAGGTGCATGTGCAAATCGAGTAACTTCAAAGTCTCTACCTTCACCAATCACTTTAGTTATCATTTCTCCCTCATACTCATCAATACTTTGGTCTAAACCCAAATAATCCCAAGTAAACTGAATTGGAATTGTGAGTTGTCTATCAACAAACCCCTCTTTATTAATTACTATTTTATTCACACTCATCGAATAATGGTTTTATTGGCAATTGAATTCCAAGTAAATTATCGTTATAGTTAATACCATCAGGTATTAATCTAAATACAACATTTTTATATGGATATTGGGAACTGTTTATAAATGGATAATCAACACCTCTGTTTTCATTATCTATAAATCCATAAGTGTATAAGTCTCTCCATCTGAATTCTTGGTCTGAGGAAGAATAAAAGGAATAAAAAGGTATGTTTGCAACAGATTTAATGTCTCCAGTTTCAATATAATCAGAAAAAACCCTAATTTCCATTGATGTGTGCGGCTTATAATAATAACCTTCGGTATTAGTTGAATAATCACTAGTCGTTTGAAAAACGTTTTGGTTGTAATTTATTTTTTGATAATAATTTGAAATAACTCTTTCAATTTGCCCATAATCATTCCATTCACAAAAATCTCCATCAACTGAATCACCTCTATTTAAATCTTTATTATAATAAAATGTTTTGGTGACTCCACTAGTTAAGGTGTAATTTGATGTGGGTATGCTTGTATTTGAATTTGTGTTTAATAAATCCCACCAAGAACTTATTGGGGTTGACAAATTAAATTCCCATCCTTGTTTTAACCCTACACCATTATTTGGTTGATTAAAATAACCTGTATATCCCTTATTAATAATAGTTAAAAACAATTCGCTAACAGGTCTTTTTTGATTATCTAAAACACCATTTAAATCTAAATCATAATTAACAGTAATATTATATGAATTACTACTTGTTTTTTGTGAGATTCTTGATATTTGATTTGGAGTAATAGAACTATATTCAAATTGTTTATCTTCGTTAAAAATGTTTCTTTCAAAAGCATTTTTAACTACAATACAATCTTCGACATTTGTTAAAATCTTATGTTCTCTAACATAATACTTTGACTTAGTTTCTAATAAATTATTTGGATTAATAACTCTTTTAAATGTACCAGTAACCCCATTTGCAAATGTTGTACCAGTATAACCAAGATTAAAAAGGTTAAAAATAAAAATATCACTATCAACTAAATTATTACCTAATGAGTATACTTCAAACAAATTTGTGTCATTGTAAGAAAATGATAATTCAACATATTCTCCAACAGTTAATCCGTGTGGTGAAATACATTGAAACCCAATAATATTACTCCCATTTTTAGTTGTGTTATTAATAAAAAATGGAATTCCTTCAGACGCTACCCAATCATAACTACTATTATTTAATGTGTATGACATTTCTTTTGAGTAGTTATTATTATACGCATAACTAACATAATAAGTCCAATTATAGGTGTAAGCGCTTTTTGCCTCATAATTAATGTGTTGGTCAGTTATGTTGGGTCTATAAAAATCAAATTCATAATACTGTGGATATCCTTTCCATACAGTACTAACATAAGATTGTATTGGCTCAACATAATATAGAGTGTCTCTAAATGGAACATATTCAGTAGTTCCGGTATATGTGTTATTATATAAATAAGTTATTTTAAACGTAGGCCTAAACACACTGCCACGTTGCCTTTCATCATCAAAAACTTGAGCTAAGTCAATACTTTGACTTCGGTCATATTCAACTATTTGTTGACTTTGTTCTTCTAAAGTAATATTAATTTCTTGGTCAACCGATGGTGCCGCCGCATACGTTAAACTACTTGGTATGATTGTATGTTTATTCACTTATAGAATATTTTGTTTTAAATTTATCTAATGCTGTCAGTCCTTGATTAATTCCAAAATAAAAATGAAATGGAGCTCCAACTAAAAATTTACTAGAATAAGTTCCTGCATTATAACTAAACAAACCAGTGTTGTTTACATTAAAAATATATCCTCTCTCATATATATCACTTATTTGAGTGTTTGAACCAATAAAATAACTTGGTGTATTAAGATTTCGTCTAGATAATGATTGGTAGTTATATCCAAAAATTCCTGAATCATTAACATCTATATTTGTTCTTGTGTCCCAATTGTTTTTTTCCGAACCAAAAATACTTTGGACGGATGGTTGTTCTAATTTCCATTGGTAAAATGGAACATATTGAGATTTAATTCCATAAGGATAGGTTATTGCGTTTGCGTTATTTGATGGTCTAAAATTAATAACTCCAGGTGTTAAAAAATCTTTGTTTTGTAAATCAAAAGTAGTCGACGAAAAGAAAACTCCCATTGTTGGTGCGCTAAGACTACCTAAAATAACAACTGGGTCATCTGGAGTTCCGTATACGCTATAAAATTCTGGTGAAAAGGGAATAACACCATATTCAGAATTAGTTGACATACTTTGAGCCAAATCACCGTCAATTCTTTTTCCACCATTAAAGTCTCTAGTAAATAATTGATTTAATCCGTTATTACCAATAAGTGGTGATGTTAGTTGAGCCACAAATCCTTCATCGGTAATTCTTGATATTACAAATAAATTAACCAAATCGGAGGTATCCGAATAACTTGTTGGATTTAAACTACCCATAATGTAAGCCTTAGCAGATGGGTCAAATATTATTTCTTGATAAAAATCATCTTTAATTCCTAAATTAATAATTGTTGTTGGGAACAATAAATTTCTTGTGTTAACCGGTCTTCTATCAGCTGTTGTTGGCCTACCAATAAATCTTTGTGAAGTTGTTCCTGATAAATAAGGCGAACTTCTATAATAAAAATTATTAGTTTTACCGTCAAAATATGCAAGTTGTTTTGCAAAATCAGGAGGTAATGGTTTATTTTCTTGGTCATAGTAAGTATCAATTTGAAGTGGAAACATATATAAAGAACCATTAACCCAATTATTAGTAAAAGATTGAGCTAAAACTCCTCGACATAGTCCATAAAAAAATCTAAATCTAAATCCCCATTCACTATAACTTTGAATATCTACCTTTAATCCTGTTAAAGGGTTTTTTAAAAAAACATAACATCCTCCAGTTATATTATCACTTCCCTCACAACCTGATTTAATTCCAAAATTAACACTATTACCACTATAACAAGTAAGACTTACCATTCTTTCACAATCAGTCAGACTCTCTAAAACATTACCAGCCGCTAATTGTCCCTCAATATCGGGAGTTGATTGTGAACCTCCAGTTGAAAGTACTGGTCCTGTAATTAAATCACCACCACCAGAAATAACGTAAACTCCAAAGTCAAGATTTTGTTGTAAAAGACTATTGTTAAAACCAAGTGCTGTTGAGTTATCAAGTATATCTGAGGATGGAAGTCTTTCACTTCTCATAATATTTTTAACAGGATTTGTAATTGATAACGAATTATTTCCTGTTAATGTTGGATATAATATTGGACTAAAATTATAAAAACTATTGGTTTTTATTACGGTTCTTTCGGCAACTACATCTCCAAACCATGTCAATTGAGCCACTGCCGTTGTTTGAGGACTACGTAAAGATATTGCCCCTCCAGATAAATTTTCAGCGCTATCATAGAAATTATTTCCAATTGTGGCGCTGTATAATAGATTAACAGTTTGACTGATAACCCCTTTAAGAATGTTAGAATATGATATTGGTTCGGTAACTTGGGTAGTTTGAAGTGTAGAATTAGAACTCGACGAGGTAAGGTAAATAAATCTATTTGAGCTATCTAACGCACCATAATATCCAACATTACTTGTTGTAAATGCAGAATATTGTAGTCCAGGTGTGGTTGAACCAATTACTCCAGGTGTAAAAAATTTAGATTGAAAAAATATGTTATTTTGATTATTATGTTGTGCAACTGTTGTTGTAGAACCTGCAGGTGCTTTTTGTACAGGAATATTAACTCTAGTTGAAGCGGTAAATGTCCAATTAGGGTCATCAATATCTTGTCCAAAGATTCTTCCAATACTATATTTGTTGGTAAGTAATGGTGAGTATGGGTCAACACCTCTTTGTAAAATTACAACTTTTTGGCTCGAAAAATTTTCAAATAAAGTTGCAGGTATTCGTGAAAAATCATCCCATTTTCTGTATCCATCTTCTGTGTTAGACGTAACACTAACATAACTTTCAAACTTACTTTCGGTAAGTAATTCTGATAAAAACCCAGAAGTGCTTGACGCATTTGGAATAATAAAATTTGTCACTCCGTTTATTACGGTAGTTGATATTGTAATTGCGGTTAGTACTTGATAATATTCTATATCGGAAGCAAACGTATATCTTTGACAAGTATCCCCACTATTTATTACCGTATATTCTGCGGTACCCGCAAACCCTTCCAGTCTTATACAATTATCATCATAAATGGTTTGAGGTCCAAGTGTTGTTGTAATAATAGTATGGCTATTATTACTACAATCTCTATATATAATAGTTCCTACACCACCGTCTAAATAAGTGACATCGACCACAACACTATCAAAACAGAAGTCTTGAATATTTTTATTTTTTGGAATTACATATGAGGTGCTTAAATTAGTTAATCTATTATTTGGGTTGGCGTATTCTACATTCATGACAAATTCATCGGTTTGCAATTTTCCCTTAATACCTTCAATAGTCGTTGTTGGCGTATTTCCTGACCACAAAAAATTAGTGTCTGTAGAACCAGTAGGGTTTATAAAGGATAAAATTGAACCTGATTCTAAATTGTCAATAAAATCGGGAAGTACTAATACCGTTAAAGTATTGTCGTAGTGAAAATTTAAATTTGAATCTGCTGCGAAAGTAACTTTAATCCTATTAACATTATCATAATACTTGTTGTTTGTATTAAAAATGTTAATTCTAACTCCTAATGGTATTGTTGTTTGAATTGTATATCCAAGACCCGTTGAACCAAATTGTGGTGGGTTTGAAATTGCGCTGTGACCTTGGACACTAGTTATACTTCGTGTATCACTTCTACCATTTTTAAATTTTGATGGTCTCTTATCAGTAGGGTTCCGATTAGTTGCGATGGCTTCGGTGACATTGGTAACAACTGGTACTAAATAAGGAGAATCTGAAGGATAGTATGGAGCAACTATTGGTTCAAGAATATTATAATATTGTGCTGGGTCAGATATTGGAGTTAAAAAAATTGAACTTGGAGACGCTAATGGTGATTGTGTGGGTGTAGTTGTAAGGGATGCTCCATCACATTCACAAGCCTGACAATCAGGATAAGTAATCATCGGTAGGTTAAATGTTCCAGTTTCTTTTTTACAATATTTAGAATAGCTACTAAATGGGTACCAATCAATAACTCCTCCAATACCAACTCCCGAAAGCCAACATAAGAAGTCATAAACAAGGTTTACAATGTAAAGTACAATGTGAGCAGCAACTAAAACCGCCAAACCAACTGGTTGTAATATTGTGAGAAGAATTGAAAATAAAAAGTATATTAAATCAAAATTTCTAAACCCCTCATTTACTGGAAATTTATTGATGCTATCACAATCTTGACTATCAATTTCTTTAATACCTATAAATCTACCTCTAAAACCATTTTTAAATTGGTCAATAAATCCTGAAACCGTATAAACTCGATTAAATTCAAATTCATAAAAAGTATCTTCACAATTTATTGCCGCTTGAGTATTTGTATATCCCGTCCAATCTAATCCAAAATAATAAGAACCAGCCAATTTTGTATTATCTAAATAGTTGGTTGCCAAATTTGGGTCAGTTCCGGTACTTGTCCAACCATACTCTTTAATATTTGGAACTAAGAAATATGGTCGTTTTACGTCAGTTAATGATGGAGGTTGCTGCCACTTAATTTTAAATCTATATTTTGATTTAGTTGGTATTCCCAATGTTGGGTCATTTGAAATAACTCTCTCCCCAAACTCATTAGTGATAATATAATCTAAATTCATTGGTAATTCAGTTAACCAAACCCCATCACCGTCAATAATATTTCCTGATTGTTCTAATTTAAATTCTTCTAATATTGGCTTACCTGTATCATCTTGTTGAATAGTTTGTCTAATTACCAATATTTGTCCAGGTCCTGACTGTAAACTACAAAGATTTCCCATATTATCTTTTGGTCTTGCGTTTTTTCTAACTCTAAATTTATCTGGAGTTGAGTATATTGACCCCATAAAAACCGCAGTAGGTTGTATGTCAACATTTGAATCATCTCTTAAATCAAAATCTAAACGATTAATGGCTATGTCACAAATATCAGGTTCACCCCAAAGTGGTGAAATTTCTAACTGTTTAACAGAATTAATAATTTGTGGTAATGAACTTAAATCTGTTGACGTTTTAAATCTATTACCCGCAACTTGTCCTTCAGTTGCAAGACCCATTCTAATTAAATCTTGTGGTGTTAATGAAAACTCTCCAATGTCAGATAAATCAACATCCATAACTACAGTTTGAAACCCTATTGGCACACCCATTATCATGTAGTCACCACTTTCATTTGTTTTGGATGTTAGAAGATAATATTTGTCATAAATTTCAATTGTGGTTGTTTCTGTTAACACATCCATTCTTGATGGAAGAGTTCCTGTTGCCGCATGAGCAGAATAAGATTTCATGTAAGGTAATAAATTATACCTATATCCATCTTCATTTGTATCGTTAGGTGATTTATACGGATAGATACTGGAAATTATTGGGTTTGATACATCAATATTACTAATAGGAATAAAGATTGATACTCTAGCGTTTGGTAATCCAAACCCATTGTTTGCCGTTACTCTTCCAACAATAACTCCATAATCTGCACAACTTCTATTATAAACATCTTCTTGTTGTAATTTTAAAGATAAAATCTCTAATTGTTCAAACTCTTGGTCTAATTGTACGTTGATTGTTTTGTTAATACCTAACTCAGTCCTTATTCTATATGATTGACCCATTAATACCTTTAATTAATAAATAGTTTATGTGGGATTTTTAAAATGAACACACACAATTAAATAATAATCTAAAGAAAAAATAAGTGAACTTGTTAAGAGAAAGTAATCGATTGGAAGTTTTTAACTGAAACTTTAATATCTTTACCAGGGTACCTAATTTGATAAACTTGTGATGGTTGTGCAAATATAGTATCATCAACAGGCCCAATAAGTTTTACTTCTGGGTCTGAATACTCCATAGATGTTTCTGCAGATGAATACTGACCTCCAACTTCATTGAATATATCTAATGTTGAAACGGTTAATACCCCATTTGTATTTTGAATAATACTTCTAAGTTCTGATAAATAGACATTTTGGCCTAATTGTCTTGTTTGAGGGTTAAAATATGTTGATACTTTATCAATAACACTTGAAATAACTTGTCCTGAGTTTTGAGCGGAATCTAAAACAATTGCAACATCAACACTCAAATCAATAACCTCAGCACTGAATATAGAAATATAATCATTCATCATTCGGTAATTTGACAAATAATTTGCAATGTTTTGTCTTAAAGTATTTGAAACAATGTTTGTTAATTTACCTGAAGTATCAAAAGATAATATTTGAATTAAAATTTTATTATTATTTTCGGTAATAGAAACTTTAGCGGGTGCACCAAATTGGGATGGCATGTTTCTAATAATTGATTCATAATCTTGTACTGTTACTGCCCTTTTTTGTGCTGAAAAATTAAATGAAACGTAATTTCTAATTTCTTCCAATGAGGGAATTCCCGCTCCACCAACAGCTGCCGTGACATTTACACATCTTAATGAATTAACTACCGTAGAGTTTGTTGTTTCAGAAGGCCCATTAACATAAAAAGATATGGTACCTAATTGATTAATTACATTTGAACCTAAATTTGTTGCTAATCCACCACCAACTCTATATTGAATAAACAATGTTGAATTTGGAGATAATGCCGAACCTAATGAAAAATTATTTGAGTATTTTTGAAGTTCTAGTGTGGTTCCTAAAGTTGTGAATTGGTTTAATTGGTCTTGAGCGGTATTTGTTCCTCCACCAAATGTCATTTTTTTAAATCCTTCAGGAGTAAATTCCGTAATAAATCTATTTTGTGTTTGAATGTATTTTCCAACTTTGATTCCAGGTTGGTCGGAAACTTTTGTTAAGTCTTCAATAAACACTCGGTCTTCTGCCAAAGCATCTACTTCATACCATTTATTATCTGAACCTAAAAACTCTGCAGTTGTCGGTGTATTTGTATATTGTGTACCATTTTTTAATATGACACTTGTTATACCTAATACGTTCTTTTCTGGTAGGAATAATTCAAAGAAAGGTTTAACATCATTTGCCCCAATAACTCTTTTAAATACTTTTGTTATACCATTAACAACAACTTCTCTTTTTGTAATAGTATAGTTAACTAAAATATTATTAGAATTAAAGTTTGGAATTTTTAGTCTATTTGGAAACCCTTGAGAATTATATGGTGAAGCAAAATCAATATCATTAACATTCTCAAATACAATTCCAGCCCCAACAACTTGTGACCCTCTTGTTAATATTCCAAGATATCTTTCATCTTCTTTATCACCAAAAGCAGGAACTGTAACTGAAAAATCAACCAAAGAAACTGAAGGTCTTTGACCTGGTAATTTTAATCCGTAAGTTCTAGCGATATTATATATTGATGACCTTTGTTGTGCATATTGTAATACTGTTTCCTGAATACTTCGGTCAATATTATAATGTAAGTTGTCGGCAATTGCAGCATTTAAATCAATAAATACGGAAAATATTGAAGCGTCATTAAAATCTTGGATTAAGTCAGGATAGTAAGTTTTAGTATAATTTAAAAGTTCTGTCCTAATTGACTGATAATCTCTTGTTGCGTACGATATTTTATTATTTGCCATTTATATTAAATATTAATAATAACAAAATCACTCTGTGCGTATGTTGAGCCGTTTGTTGAGTAATCTAATCTTATTTTTGCAGTGTATTCAGAAGTTCCTTTACCCGGAAATCTGTAAATTGATGATTCACTAGTTCCCACAAAATTTTGACCTGTTGCAATATCAACTTCTTCTTCTGGGTCTGCAGGTAATATACTTAAACTATTAACTAATAAATTTGGCATAAAATTTTCAATAGCGTCTCTTATGTCAGATTCAATTGCAGTAAAAGTAACACCATCAAATGGTTCAAAGATAAATTCATATAATCTTGTGCCAAATTGAGGTAAAAAGTATCGAGAACCTCTTCTTGTTAACAATAAATGTATTAAGTCCGCTTTAATTTCTTGGGATTGTAGTTCAGTAAGTTCTAAATAATCCCCTCGTCTAGAATCTCGAAAAGGGAAATTAATACCATAAGTAACACCATTTGCCATAACTATAAATATAGTACTATCTATTTTTC